TAGCTAGGATTTTATTGATAAACAATATTATTGTTTTTTACTTTTGTTAATAAGTTCACCAACAAGATTCAGACCAGCTTCTTCTTGTTTCTTCGGTTCACCTTCACCGCCAACACCTTTCTCTTTGAAAAGGTCAGAGTCTTTTTCGTCTTTGGCTTTACCACCAAGCGACTTCAGTACTGCTTCAAATGCTTCATCAGCCAGAGCTTCAGTTGCTTTGAACAGACCTTCTGCTTCTTCTTTACTAACTACAGCTTCCAGCTTTTCTTTACGAGCTTTAGCTACAACTTCCAGCTTCTCAGCTTTAAAGGCTTCAACTTCACCAAGGGCTTTGGTCAGTTGAACTTCCAGTTCACCAATCTTCGACTTGAGGATTGCTTCAGCAGCATCAACTGCTTTCTTGATTTCTTGTTCCAAAATTTCTACCTCAGATTTTTTAAGTTCTTGCGCTTTATGCATCAACAATAGATGCTCTTGCGTATCTTTGTTTTGAAGGGCTTTAGTTACAAGGCTATAGATTCCTTCTTCAAGTTTATCTTCCGCATCTTCAGACAGAAGCATTTCCCCAGACTCAGGTACGTATGAAATAACACGAGTCATGGGTTTGGCCAAATCACCAAGGGTGACTTTTCCATCTACAAGAGAATAATCTACTGAAAACAGACCATCCTCTTTACAGAAGAGAACAATGGAATCATTATAATCTTCTACATACAGCCAATAATGTTCATCATCACTACCGAAAGCTTCACGAACTGCACTAGAAAGTGCCTCGTTAAGTTTGGAGTTGAACATTGATTTGGTAATACCCAAATTAGCAAGAGCCTTTTCATCAGCTTCAGTGATATCTGCACCAGACTTCATGAGAAGAGATACATTACGCCCGTTAGCACTTCCACCTTGAAGTTCTTTGTGAGTCAGTGCTAAATGAGGACGTTGGCTGTCATCTTTTGTTTTAATAATCAAAGGCATTATTCACCACCATCGAATGTGACATTGGTGATTTCACCAGTCTTTTGATTGATCTTTCCTTTACCACCAATACTTACACCGCCGATAACACCAGACTTCTTGAGGTTCCAAAGATCCTCACTGTGGTATTTAATCTTGGCAACCCAGGTACCAGCTTTAATAACTTCGTCAGTCTGAACAACCTTTACATCCAATTCCTTTTGAACCCAAGTAGATTCAATGGTGAATGCATCAGTAGATTCAAGATGAAAGAGGTTAGAATTAACAACCCCTTTCTCAAGGTTCTGGTTGAAGTTCTCACAAGCTTTTTCAATAGTTGACTCTGACATCCATTCACCATGAGCATCCTTTACCAGAGGCTCATAGACAACTTCGTAAGACACCATCTCTTCGTTGAATTCTTCAACTACTGGAGCGTTGCCTGTGGCGCCAAAGTACTTCTCAATGAACTCAGCGAATCCTTCAAGAATACCTTTTTTAACTTCTTCATTTTCCATGTCACGTATTCTCTGCGTTAGCGATTGAGGTATCTTTACTGCCAATAGGACTTTTACTTGTGCCTTCACCAGCAGTAACCATTCCTTCACCGGCCCCTGAAGTATTACCAGTAAGTTGAGCTTTAAGATCATCAAGAGACATCTCTGAGTCATGACGTGTTGGTAAGCCAACCCACTCAGCAACTTGGTTAATATTCTCAGGCGTGATACTAACGAGGCCAACGGATGCTGCACGTTGCAAGTACTTAGAGAGAACATCAAGGTCTTCTTCTTTAATCTGATCATATTCGAATTTAGGGAGACGATCCAAAGGCCACTTATTTAATTTCCACAATTGTGGGATAAGGTCAGTATTGAGAGGATCTTGAATCTCTTTCAGATAAGTTTCAACTGCCATGTGGACAATGCTGGACTTGGAATCCGCAAGGTTAAACGAACCACCTTTACTGTTACCCATCTGCAAGATATCAGCGAACAACGCTTGAAGGATCTTGTTGTCCCAACGAGTGATGGCTTTATCAGTGTCGTACTGACTAGCATTAGGTGGGCCGATAAGTTCAAAGTCAAACAGGCTGTTATTCTGATCATCATAGAACTTTGGCATGATAATACATGCTTGTTCATTGTTCTGGAGATTACGGCCAATGTTCTTAAAGGCTTCAACAGTTGCCATTTGATCAGCAGTGGCATCAGCTTTCAGGTAATCAGCGGGGATGTCAAACTTAGGGATACCACCCAAACCACGAGTAATACCAACAGCTTCAGACTCTTCAATCTGCTTACGATAACGCCAAGCTTTATAAACTTTACTTAGAGGAGAGCGGCCTTGTGGGTTATCTCGACTTACATCTGTACGGAATAGAAGGAACTTCTTACGTTCAATGTCAATCTGTCCGCCGTATTCTTTACTGTTAGCTAGGCGATAACCATCAACAAGGAAACTAGTGTCTTGAACAACACCATTAAGTTCACGTCCATCATCACTAAAGAGCCAACGATAAATAGTAGTCTGAGAACGAGTAGCTAATTTCTCAATACCAACTAAGCCATCATCAAAGCGGGAGCCGTTGGATAGCCTACGACGCCTATAAACCTTTTCTTGGATAGCGTACCCGTAAGTAAACATGCTGGTTACTTCCTTAATAAAGGAGAACCAACTGTGTTCCATGTCATCCATACACTGCTGAAGGAATTGTACTTTCTTAAGATCGTCTTCTGTGGAGTCACTTGGAGGAACTACTTTCCAATTAACTCTGCTAATCATCATAGAGAACAAAGAAAGAGCAGAAGCAATTGTTGCATCCTCTCCCATTTCTTGATAAGTACGGTTGGCACGAGGCCACTGTAAATCCTTACGCATTTCCTCAAGGATAATACCGTCGAACTCACGAAGACCTGTCCAGCCTACCTCAGACATCTTCATACGAAGTGCAGGGTTATCACCGGCAGAGAGGTCTAGATTGTCATTTTCTGCCATGTTATTCCTTTGTAAAGATAGGCTAATTAGAAGCTGAATTCATTGGATTTTGTCATGCTGGGCATTGAGAAAAGAGGAATGTTTAGTTTCTGTGCAAGTGTTATGAAAGAATCGCTTGTACTATCCACTTGGTCATCTTTTACATTACGGCTGCCGTCAAAAGCCTCTAGTTCGTAGAAGTAAGCCTCATTCCAAGGGCCTTCTACATAAGAGACAAGGCCAGCTTCAGCAGCAGCGGCAAAAGGCTGGAATCTAACAACTTTAGATTTGTTAGTTGGCCTCATACGGGCGTAGAAACCTTCTTCAATCAACTCTTTAATCATCATCTTACCTGCTGCAATTCCGGCCTGACCAGGCTCCTGAGGCAGTATAATCTGAGTGTTATCAGGATCAGACTGAGCAGTTTTGATGATAGTTTTCATAACTTCACCGTACCGAGCCATAAATGTTATTACGTCTTCGATGATGTACTGTCCTTGTTTTGTCTTTGCAATCAAGACTCCACAAGTTTTGTCCGGTCGGGGGTTTGCATCTGATGGAACGGAACCGGCGATATCCCACGCCCTACATCGTGACACAATTTCTTGCTCAAACATTTTTACTGGGATTACCCAGTCACGCTTGAAAAAACCACTCCCAGAATCGCGTACAAACCAATTCCCAAAAAGCAACCTAGCTTTTTCAGTCCCTTTGAGACCTTTAAGCCACGAGACGTATTTTGGGTTAACTTTTTTTACGATTGGATTGTCATCTACGTTAGCACTAATAAAAGTAAACGACAGGGCATCTTCTTCTGCTATTCCGTGGTTCTCAACAAGAGCTTCAATTGAGTCTCCCCAAACAAAGTCACCGTCTTGGAAGGAGAAGTATCTTACAATACCGTCTCTGCTTCTGTCTGGAGTTCCATCTTCATGCAAGTAAGGCTCAACCCACTTCCTCAAAAAATGGTCTGCGTCAGGATTGCAGGTAATCTTTAGATGGGGCTTTACTTCAGGGCAAGATGGGTTACGCATACGAGACATGATGTATTGAATCATGTGCTGTGTGAACTGCGTACCTTCATCTACATAGAAAAGATTTGCCTCGGCACCTTGCCATGAGACATCACTTTGATCATTTTCAAAGTGTTTTAAATAGATTTCAGCTCCACTTTTATGGAACAAAAACTTACCGTCCTTAGCTCTCCAAGTGTATTCATCTGGCTTATATGCTTGAGAGAAAATACGCTTACACTTAGTTAGAAGTCCACCGGGACCGGTGAGTTGCGGGGTATTCCGTCTGGTCATCACCCCAATAAAATTAGGAATATCGGTATACTTAAGAAAGTCAATTACACCGATTTCAGATTTACCAGAACCTGCTGCCTTTTCTGTTATAAAGCTCGCTAAGCTTTCTTAAGTTTCCCTAAGTGTCGGACCAACTCTTAATTCTAAGAATTCTCTCTGTTTCGGGAATCGCTTGATCCCTACTCTACTCACTTCCACATTACTGTGTGTTTTCGATGGCCTCTACGCACTGTCTTTAAACATTGGCACGGGATTGGCATAGACTAAAGTCCTTAGCTTTCCCCGTTTAAGAGAGTTTTAAATGGAGGCGCAAAGTTCACCACCATATAGCGTCACGTCCGTCTGAGCGGCAACATACATGTGTTGCCGCTGACTCACGGGACCGGGTAAAGGAGTTTCTTTACTCTTTTGTCCAGCCATAATATTTGATTTCACCTTCTGTTCTAGCTTGGCAAGCCGCTTCAAAGGAAACATTATAGGCTAGAATAATTCTCTCTTTATAGTGGGAGATTATTGCTTGCCAACTGCCATTTGCTAATTGGAAGACACCAACTCTACCTGAAGTATTATTTGTGCCCATTCTTCGATTATAAGCTTGTACTGTTAAGTCTGCCCAACGACAATTTTCCTTGAAATAACCAAGGTCAGAGTCTATTCGATCTAAAGTCATTCCTTCGGGACGTTCGCCCATATCAGCATAGAAAGCCTCAAAAGAATCAATCCACTCCTGACAAACACCAATACCACGGTCTTGATAATAATCTTTTTCGGCATAAGACTCTAAGTAACAACGCTCTTTCATTTTCTGCCAAGAACGATGAGTTGGAGTGCCATGCATACCGTGTTTAGTTTGCAGTTCAGAGATTTTCTCAGATTTCCAGCATCCACAGGATGAGTAATCTTGCAAGTTAGAACGTCTTGTAGAGTGTTCAGTTCCACACTCACACAGGCAATTCCAAACAGAAACTTGTTGATCATCTGAAAGCCTGTTCCACTCTTTAAACCCTAAGACTGTAAGGCGTCCAAACTTTTCACCAACAAGTTTCTCTGGAATCCATTCACCAGACTTAACCTTCTCACGGTGTTTGACGAATATCTGTCTTTTCTCACACCCGCAAGAGGTTGTATGTCCTTCCTGTTTTAAGTTAGAACCTGTTGCAACAAATTGTTGCCCACAAGCACACTGACACAACCACTTAGACTTTCTTTGCCCACTTGGTTGATAATGCCAACTATCAAAAGATAGGACTTCAACTTTACCAGTCTTAAATCCCGTATAGTCTACGAACCCTTTCGGGAATTTTATTTCTTCATTCATGTTTTAGTCTCTTATTAAACTAAGATAACTGCGTGCCTCCCGGCAAGACATGAGTATAGGAGCGTTTCACAACGTGTCCTGAATAGGTGAGGGCGTCATCCCGACGAGCCTCGTGTTGCTGCAAGCAGCGAACTCTTTATAAACCTTTAAGCGTTAGCTTCGATAAACTGTCGTGTGATAAGCTGTCGGTCGCGGCCCGAGATATTCTTTGTTTTACACAAAGCCCTCAATAGGTCCCAGTCCATATTATCCAATGCTTCTTTAGTCCACTCTTCCCGAACAATCACAACCTCAACACTAGGTTCTGATTTAAGAAACTCTTCAGTCTCAATAGTCATCACACATGCATGAGGATAGTCATTAAAGAATCGCTCTTTCTTGTCCAACACACCACCCTTCACAGAGTATTTGATGATGTTGTCAATAAAGTTATGCCCGTAGTAGTCTTGACTTGTAATCAAAAGCTTATATTTGTTTGCCATAATTCTTCTCTCCGTTGTTTCTTTCTTTGATGGGAGAAGTGTATCAAACATTTAACGTCCCTGTCAAGTAAATCGCAAAATAAATCTAAAATAATTATCGCCCCAAAGAAGCAAAGAATTCTTCAGTTAATTCGTGAGGAAGTTTAGCCCGTTTCTTAGAATTACATCTAGCACAAAGCAATTGAATGTTATCCGGCCAGTTAGACCCACCTTTTGAAAGTGGAATTATATGATCTACTTGGTAAGGAGCTTCTTCAAAAGATATCTTGCAATACTTACATGTATTTTCTTGTTCAGCTACCAAATTAATAATATCTTCAGCGCTGTGATTACCTTCAGCATTCCTGGCTCGTGCTCGGCGACGTTGTCTAGCAGCCTTTCCCACTTCTGGGTTAGCTTTTGAATACTGCTTGGCTCTTTCTTTTATCCACTCAATATTATTTTCGTAATACTCTTTAGAAGACTTTTCATATTTCTCGGGATTATCTATGAAATACTTTCTAAAATATTCTTTAAAGTATTCTTTATTATCTTCACGATACTTTTTAGCGTACTCTCTCATGGAGTCTTTATTTTCTTTATAGTAGCTCTTACTTCGTTCTCTGCAACAGACTACACAATACCCATACTTAGTATTTCTCTGGTCAATATGCCCGTGGCGACAAGGTTTACCTGTGAAGAAAAACTCCAAATTAAGTCTTTGTGCCTTAGCTCTGCTTATTAATTCCATTCTAAACCTTCTTTAGTCAAACTACCTGATAAGCCGCAACAGGGACGTTCAACTAACCCTACTCAAAAAGTAGTTTGCTAAAGAAGTCTTACTGTTGGACGTTTTTAAAGGCTGTTGCGCAGCCTGTGTAAAAGTGTCCCGTATTGCCGGGACAACGCATATTTCAAAAGTCTTCTATATAATTACTTAACCGCCAGTAGAAGTTTCACCAATAACAGTGACTTGTATAACGGTGCCGTCTGGAACAGTCCTTGTGGTCGCACCAAGAGCTAGCAAGTTAGCACCTCTAAGTCCGTACCCACTAGCACCGGTAGTAGTTGGTGCAGTACTCAGCGTGGCCCAAGCTCTATCATAGACGTTAGCAGCAGACAAAATTGCTGTAGCTTGCACAACAGGAGCAGTAATAAACCCTGCTGCTGTGTAGTCTACGCTCCAAGTACCACCAGTCGTTGTAGTTGTCCCAAGCCACATAACAGGACCATTCATAATCCCATTTGAGTTGTACGCCCATACAG